AAAAATAGGCTGTTATGTACATTTAAAAATGGCGAATTTGAAACAGAAGATCCATATACAATAAATAGATTAATGGAAATGGGAACGGCATATATTAAGGAAGAAATAGATGTAGGAGTTGAACAAGTAACAGGAGTAGACTTTGAAAATATGAATATTAAAGAATTAAGAGAATATGCAAAAGAAAAAGGATATAAAGGATGGAGTAATTATGATAAAGCTACATTACTAAAATTCTTAAAGGAAAATGAGGTGTAATACATGAGTATGATGCGACAAACAGAACTAATGGAACAGAAAATGGGGAATTTAGGAAGTAAAGAAATTACTGGTACTAGTCCTGTATTGCCTGATAGTGGAGTTTTTACTGCAATATATTTTGTTGAAGCAACAGTAGTAGCAGCACAAGTTGATGCAGATGGGATTACAAATGCTGATTTAACTGTATTTACATCAATTCCAGCAGATAGAACAATATATGGTAAATGGACATCAATAACTTTAACAAGTGGTAGTGCGATAGGGTATAACGGTACTTAGTTATGAGCCAAAATAGAACAACCGAAATAATTGACATAGTCTTTAATAAGGATATTAATTCTTTAAATGTAAATAATCCTGGATTCATGAATCAAAATAATAGTCCATTTAATGGTATATTTGGTGGTAGATTGGTTACACAAAGAAAACCTGAATTAGCTCAAAACTTCTTGTATCCTAGTGATTCAAGATTCGGTACTAATACATTAGTAGGTACTGGTTCTATTGATTTTATAGGTCCATTATTAACAGTAACATCAGGAACAACAACAGGAAGTAGTGCAGAATTTAAAGGTAAAAGGAATTTAAGATATGTAGCAGGTAGAGATGCTGAGATAATGTTCACAGGTATTTATACTGCTGGTACTGGAGATTCACAAATTAGAGTAGGTTTATTTGATGATGATAATGGATTTGCAATAGGTACACTAGGAGCAGATTTTGGAGCATTCAGAAAAGTCAATGGAGTATGGGTTGATGAAATTACTCAAGCAAACTTCAATCTAGACAAATTAGATGGAAGTGGACCATCAGACTTTTTCTTAGATAAAACTAAAATGAATATTTTTAGAATCACATATGGTTATTTAGGTATAGCACCAATATTTTTCCAAGTATATAGTGGTAAAGATAAAAGTTGGGTGACATTCCATGTTATAGATTTAACGAATTCACAAACAACAACTCATGTTGAAAATCCATATTTACCACCTAATGTATATGTAGATAATGGAACAACCACTGATGATCTAAAGTTTGAAAGTGGTTCAGTATATGCAGGAGTATATGGTGGATCAGGAGTTCAAAGAGATGTATCAGCAAGAAGATTCTCAGTAGATATTGCCACATTTACTTCAGTAGGTGGAGTTGAGGGAGCATTCGCAGTATTCCATAATAAACCTATTTATCAAGGTAAAGATAATAAAATAGAGGATATACTAGGAATATTCCAAGCAGCAGTAGATGGAACTAAATCAAGTAAAATAAAAGTTTATAATGTACCTGCAGCAGATGTTGTAGGTGGAACATTTATAGATGTTGACACAGATAATTCAAATTTAGAATATTCTGATAGTTCAACAGGATTACCAACAATATCATTAGCAAATGCTGAATTATTCACAATATTTACAACAGAAAGAATAGGTAATATTCGTGAAGATGTTTCTTCATTTAATTATGTATTATTCCCTGGAGATTATGCAGTATTTACGGTATTAAGTGCAAATGCAACAGAAATAGATTCTAGTATAGATGAATTGGAATTATTCTAAAGAGGTGATAATATGTTAAACGAAGTATTAAGAGAATTAAACAATTTTTTCATAAAAAGAAATTCAAGTGGTATAGAATTACAATTTTCAGTTGATTCAACATTCACATCTAATGATACAATCACAGGTGATTTTACAGATACATTCTTAGTAGGTGAATATATAAAAATTGAAAATACTAGGTTGAATGATGGTGTATATTTAATAACAGCAATAGATACTGGAAGTATTACAATAGATGCTACATTAGATTTAACTATACAAACAGAACCAGAAGTAACTACTGCATTTACTAAATTATTCATACCTGGAGAATTGGTTGATTTAATTGCTGAGATAACAACATTCAATACAAGCTCAACAAATGGTATTGCAAGTGAATCACAAGGTAGTAGATCAATATCTTATACATCAAGTTCTAGTGGAGATACAAGTTGGAGAAATGCTTTTAATTCTCGACTAAGTTCATATAGAAAATTAAGATGGTGTTAGTATGTGGAATACAGATACAGTTTATTTACAAACAAAAACCGTAGTAGATACACTAGGTAGTATAAAAGAAACATGGTCTAATGATTCATCTGTATTATGTGATGTGCAACCTATCAACAAAGAAAAAGTATATAAAGAATGGGGAATAACTGATTCTAATGTATTTAAAAAGATATTCGCACCTGCAGGAAGTGGATTTGTAGAAGCTGAACAAATAAGTATTGATGGAGAACAATTTCTAGTGAGATTAATTGCTAATCAAAATAAAATAGGTGCATCTAATCACATGATGGTTATTGCATCAAAGGTTATTAAATGAGTTTACAAGAAATAAATAGAAATATTGAAAAGTTCTCTAAAAAACTAGATGTAGATATAACAAAAGGATTAGAAGTAGTCGGACAACATTCGGTAGCAGTAATTAAAAAGAATACTCCAGTAGTAGATGGTAGATTAAGAAATTCAATGTCATATACAATAGCTGGTAGAGTTGTAGCACCTGAAGCACCACATCAAGCAGATGATGTATTACTACCTAATAAAAAAACAAAAGAATTAGTGGTAGGAACTAATGTTATATATGCACCACCTGTTGAATTTTTGAGTAAAACAGGTAGTGCTGGATTTATGAATAGAAGTTTCAACCAAATAAAAGCAACTACTAAAAAAACACTAGCGACTGCATTAAAGAGGGTGATTAAATGAAAACAGAATCAGAATTACGAACAGAAGTATATAATGCTTTAAAAGTTAATGTTACAAATGTTTATTGGAAAGGAAACCCACCAGCAAATCCTAGTTATCCCTCAGCATGGTATAGTAAATTAGATACAGTGGGTGGTTATGTATTTAATACTCACTTAAATAGTGAAGAAGTACAATTTCAAGTTGAAGTAATAACAAATGTAGATGATATAACAAGTATGGATTCAACATTAGAAGATGTTAAAACATCAATGCATTCAATAAAGTATAGGTTATTCTCAGCACCGAATGAAACTTTCCAATCAGAGGATAACAAAAATAGTAGAATTACGAGATGGGAAATACAAAATGTTTAATAAAAAGATTAAAAAAGAATTAGAAGAAGTAAAGAAATATATTAAAAGATTAGAAGAAAGAGTGACTAATCTTGAAAATATAAATAAACCAAAACAATATTTCAATCAAAGGAGCGATTAGATGGCTTTAAGTGGAAACGCAGTAACAATTAAATTAGGTACAAATGATGTAGCAGGTATTAATAGTATTACATTCGATCCAGTATTAGACCAATTAGATACAACAGATTTCGATTCAAACGGAGAAAGAGAATTTATCCCTGGATTATCATCAGCAACAATTACATTAGCTGGAGATTATGAACCAACAGATACAAATGGTCAAACAGTATTAGTTAATGCATGGAAAAATAAGACTTTATTAACAACAACAACAGCACCAGCATTTACAGTAGATGGAACAAACGGATTCTCAGCAGATGCATATGTAGCGAGTTTCTCAATCAATCCAACAGTAGAGGGTAAAGTAACAGTTACATATTCATTGCAATTAACTGGAACAATAACAATCTTAACATAAGAGGTGATTAAATGGCTTTACAAGGTTATAAAGCACTGGTTAAGGCTGAATCTTCTCAAATAGGATTTACAGCAGAAGCAACAACAACTAGTGACAATCAAACATATACAATAACAGATACAGCGAAAAATATATGGGCTTTCAATTCAACAGTAACCGTTTTAGATGGTGGAGTTCCCACTGTAGAGGCTTTTACATTTAATAGGTTAAATGGTTCGGTAACATTCGGAACAGTTGATGGAGGGCGAGTTATCACCCTTACAGGAACATATGTAACATTGACAAATGTAGCAGAAGCAAAAGAATTTAGTTTTGATGGTGAAACTGATATGTTAGATAACACAGTTTTCCAAGAATCAGAACGAGGATTCCAACCAACATTAGTAACAGCACAAGCAACATTAGGAAAGTTTTATTCAATTGATAATTTCTTTATAGATATGTTATTAGATGGAACAACTAAAGTAATAGAATTATACGCAGATTCAACAGATGATCCATTTAGATTTTATGCGAATGTAGCAGATAATTCACTATCTATTTCAATTGAAGATTTATCAGAAGAATCAATAACATTACAAGCAACAAATCAAATGATCGTAGAGGTATAGAAAATGAACAAAGAACTATTATTAAATTTAAAGTTTAAAAGCAAAACAATTAAAATTAACGGTGAAGAATGGGAAGTAAGAGAACTATCAGCAGGAGATTCTTCAGAATATCAATCAAGTTTATATAAAATTGTGAATGGGAAGCCAATACCTAATCTTAAAGATGCTACTCTTAAGTTAGTGTTATTAACATTATTCAAAAACAATGAAAAAGTATTCGGTAAAAATGATCTTCAATTAATTAAAGATAGAATGCCAGCAAGTATTGTTAATGAAATTGCAACCGTTGCAACAGAATTAAACGGATTAAATGATTCAGAGGAAAACGAAAAAAACTAAAAGGCGATCCATCTCGAATGTTCATGTTTCATTTAGCTAAAGAATTAGGAATGACAGTTTCAGAACTAGGCGAACGAATGACAGCGAGTGAATTTTCGGAATGGATTGCATATTACAAAATAACAAACACCGAAAGAGGTGATTAAATGGCAGTAAATTTAGGTACATTATTTATAAAGGTTGATGCAGATAGAAAAGACTATGATAAAAGTATGTCTAAGATAACCAAAAGTACCAAAGCATTAGCAAAAACATTTGCAGTAGTAGGAGCAGCTGGGGTTACAGCATTAGCTGCAGTATCAGTAAAGGCAGTTAAAGCAGCAGCTGACCAAGAAAAAGCAGAAGCAAGATTAGAATCAATCGCTAAAAAAGTTACAAAAGCAACAGATGAACAAATAGATAGTATGAAAGATTTAGCAGCACAGTATCAAAAAGTTTCTACATTTGGTGATGAAGTAATAATTACTGGTCAATCTCAGTTGTTATCATTTGGTTTACAAGCAGATAATGCAGCAAAATTAACTGGTTCATTAGTAGATTTACTTGCAGCAAATAAAGGTGTAGAAGCAACAACACAAGATGCTATTGATGCAGCTAATTTATTAGGAAAAGCCTTTAGTGGTCAAGTAGGTAGTCTCAGCAGAGTTGGAATCATTTTAAATGATACACAATCAGAAATACTTAAAACTGGTACTGAAGCAGAAAAAACAGCAGCATTAGTAGAAATACTAGATCAAAACTATGGTGGATTAGCTGAAACATTGTCACAAACAACAGAGGGGCAATTAAAACAAGCACAAAATGCTTTTGGAGATATATTAGAAGTAATAGGTCAAAGATTCCTACCAAAATTAAATGAAATGTTAGACTGGATATTGCAAAATATGCCACAAATTGAACGAGTAATGGTTGGAACATTTGATGCAGTAGAAAAAGCGATAA